TTAAGGCACACTTATGCCACTACATTAATTGCAAATGGAGTAGATTTTAAAACTGTGGCTAAACTAATGGGCCATGATGTTAAAGAAACATTGACTACCTACTCTCATGTGACTGATGATATGTTCGATAACGCAGCCAATACTGTAAATAATATTTTTAAATGATTTTTGACGAATTTTTGACGATTGGAAATTAAACCTTGAGTTTCTAACATTTAAGCGACTTATGATAATTTCCATCCTTAAAAATATAATAATATTTCTACATCTAACATTTTTAATCATTTCACTACAAATACACTAGAATACAATATTTTATATAAATGTAGCTATATTAGATTATTCATTTCAAACCATCTTACTAAATTTATTTTTGACGATTTTTTGACGAAAGGAGGGTAAAAATGATAGGAGATATATACGATTACAACAAACAAAGAATTTATATTATGTCTGGAGAAAAAAGAATTATAATTCCGTTTGAATCCGAGGAAGAATATTATTATTGGCTGGAAAATGGGATGAGTTTTTCTAGTGCGGTGATATTCGACTACGAAAATAAGAAGATAAAGAAATTTATATAGGCCTTAGGGCCTTTTTCTTTTTGTAGGCTTGTACGTCAATTTCTGGGCATTTTATATATGTAGTATACCTATTGTATTGATATTAATATAAAAGCTTGTCTTGGGCATGAAAAAAGACTAGGTTTCCCTAGTCTAATGTTTCAAATTCTAGAATGATTGTTTAAATCTCCAGGCATCATGTTGGGGTACAAATTTAGAATTGTTTGTTAAATTCTCCATGATACCAGAAATAATTTCTGCATCATAATCGTCACCAATAAATCCATAAGGCTCTACCATGGTTGTATAAAATCCGTCATCCATTGTGGACCTAAATCCACCTCTAGCGATGATGTATTTTATTTCACTTAATGCCAGTGGGTAAGTCCCGTTGGCATCATAAAAAAGATAATGTAAGGAGTCAGTTCCTTCAATGTCCTTCAATTTTTTTTAATTCCTTTTCGTTTATTTTTTTCATTATCTAATGTCCAGCCTTCTGCTCCTTGCATACGGTGGGATTAGATTCCACCGCTTCGGCTATACAAGCTGCCAACCTTCTTTGGATACAACTTGTATAATTTTCCCATTAGGGAGTTCCTTTTTCTCCCTATGGTCATTGTGGAACACACGAGTATAAACCCCTGTGTTTTCACTTCTAGCCAGCTCCATAATCATGTATGGAACTGGTGAGATAAATATCACTTCGATTACGTTACTTTTACTTGCTGTGTTTCGGATGGAGGTAATGATTTCCTCCATTTCTTCTAATGTCCAGCCTTCTGCTGGAACTTTGAGTATGGAATATTCTCCATACTTTTCGTACAGGATTGTATGTTGTTCTGGTAATATTGAATGGTTTTCATTCATAATTACCAATGCT